ACAGTTCCTGATATATCATAAGAGTCACAACCAAATGCTCCCATGTGTTCATTACCAGGATATTTTATACCGTTTTTCAACACCACTCTATTTTGTAATTGCTGAGGTGGAACCCAGCTAAGTTTAAATCTACCTTTTGGATCTGGATAATAAATCACTTGTGTATCTTTTACGCCATTAACCCATTGAAAATTACCAGTGGTAACACCTAGTGTTCTAGACATTTCTTCGTTGTAATCTATTTGCTCGTATATTTTTACTAAATTAAATATACTGTTTTTTGTTTCGTCTCTAAATGCGTGCTCTGTTGTTCTTGGAAACTGTCTGTAGAACTCATTTAAAGCATCTTGATCTCCTTTTAAACCTTCAGCTTCATTTTGCCAATGATCTATTACGCCTATATCTATTAGTTCACCATCTGGGGCAAACATGTCGACGTCAGGAGTAGTGAATACTGGAACTCCATACTCATCAATAAATCCTTCGTAGTTCCATTCCATTGGGATAAACAAAGAATATAAACCAGATTTTGTCTGACCATTTCTATTTCTTTTAGTGACATCTGATGCATTGTATAGTTTTTTAAAATTGTCTCCACCTTTATCTAACGCGTTTGAAGTTGAGCCCATCATACATTTACCTATAATCCTGCTACCTAATCGTAAACATGTTTTTGTAACTCTCCAGTTATTTAAAATATTATCGGGTCTTTCCCACTTACCACTTTCATCATGCACTAGTAATGCTAGTTTTTCACCGTCATAACTATTGTCTCCTGTGTTTTTCCAGTCTATAGTTGTATCTAAACCTTCTAACTCTTCTAACTTTTCATTGTTAGTTATTTTTTTTCTTGTAAACTTACTAGCTGGAACTCTATATGCTAATTCGGTTTTAGGACGATCCATACCGTCTTGTATTGGTTTAAAGAAAAACGGGTAGTTAATACTAATAGGCACAACTTTATCAGTAAACATTTTTTTAGCATCACCACCTGTTTTAGATAGTATACCATATCTACTATCACTTGAAATAGTAGCTAAATTAACTGTTTCGGCAGATGACATAAAAGAAAAACCACTACGTCTGTTTTTTAAATAACACATACCATAGCATCTTTTGTCTGCCTTGCAGGCTTCCCAGAATATAAAGAATAATCTATTTGCTTCTCTAAAATCTGGAGCACCAACATCTATTTTACTCCATTGTAAATACATGTAATGCGCACCTACTATATAAGTTGGTTTACCATTATTCATAAACCAAAAACCTTCTTCTCGACGTTTAAACTCTTCGTCTATATAATCGTACCACTGCTCTTTGTTTTCGTCAGGGTAGTTTCTCCAGTCAAATATATTTTTTAAACGAGTTAATTCTTTAGGTTGTTCTTGTTTTACCCATTTGTTTTTTGGGTGCACGTACACGTCTTTTGGTTCAGCCGGCAACCCAATTCGCAGATTTTGAATCTCCACCACTTGTCCAATTTTTCCAGTTTTAGAGATAACCACGATGTCATGTTCTTTATCATATCCATATTTCCATTTTTTAGATTTGTTAAGCCGACTAATAGTCGTGCGTTTAATAGGTTCTATTATTTTAACTAAACTTTGCTCGTACATTACTTAGATCTACCTTCTGCGAATCCTTTAAAAGCTTTTTTCTCTGTCTCTTTAAGTGTTTTTCCCTCAAGCAAGTTTTCTTCTTCTTGGATTCTGTTAAGTATTTCAAATGCGTCAAATATAGCTAGTTTTTTAGTAGCCGCAGCATTTTTTAATCTATCAGCTGACACATCATCTTCGGTATTAGTAATAATCTTTTCTTCTGCTACCTTGATTAATTCATCAACTGCTTTTCGCCCAGCTTGGATTATACTCTTCTTCGTTTCCTTGATACTCATATTTAATTGTAATAAAATTAGATAAAACTCTATATAGTCTTTCGCCATCAACTATAAACTCATATTTACTGTTTGGCCTAACACCAACCAGTTCGTTAACTTTTACAGTGCCATCAGAATATTTTACAACACCTTGTAAAGGTTTTTCAGATTCAATATTAAATTGATCTACTGCTTTTAAAGGCGCTATAAAACAATAACCTTTTGGAGCTAACCACTCTTGGTTTCTTTTATATAAAAATATTTGATCTTTGTTTATAAAGTAAGTAGATTCATCAAAATAACTTTTGCTATTACGTTCTACACCTTTAACATCGTGCCATCTACGAAATACATTGTGATGTACTATAACTGTATCACCTGGTTGTATGCTTGTATCACTAATTATAGGTGTTGATATAACTGTAGCTTCTCTATTTACATATTGATGATTAAATATCTCAGTGTTAAGTATTAACTCTGAATCACCAACTTTTTTAGCGTTGTTATATCTACTTCCTTTTGGCGTTACAACAAAGTTGTATACGCTTTTCATTTTTTTATTTTCTTTAAGCCTATAGCTGCTATTGCGGCTATGACAACACATACTGGGCATGGACACATATTAATACTCTAAATTATATTCAACACTTACCGCCATATTTTTGTTAAAGTCTTTCCAAGGTAATACATCTTTGTTCTTTTTAATATAAACAGAAAACTTATCTTCTTCTTCTAATATATTGCAAATCGTATGTCCACCGTAAACTTCTTGACCAACAGCGTAATGCATGGCGTCGTTTTTGTAGTCTTTACCTATACTAATTTTTCTTATCAGCTTCGCCATTTTCTTTTGTATAATTTATAGTTCCATCTTGTATGTCTATATCAAACGTGCCATATTCTTTTTGAAACTCATCTTGTAAAACTTTAAGTTGATCTCTTAAACCCGCGATACCATGCATCATCTCGTGTTTTTTAACTTCTATTGACCCAATCTCTAAGTTTGCTCTATTAATACCGTTTACTACTTGTTGAACTTTTTCTAATTGTTCGTCAGTAATTTTTTCAGGTTTAGCCTTTAAGTCTACTATTTTTTCTTTTGTTTTTGCCATTTTATTTAATTTAAGTTAATTTAATTGTTTAATTGTCTAGTTCTGATATATACTCCATAGTATCTATCTCCCATTGTTCTACTGTTCCACCGTCAACCCAATCTGCTTTGACACCATTAATATAAGCAGAAGCAGCTGCGGAATCAGCAAATTGCTGTAACGAACTACCAATGGTATCAGTTGTTGAAACTAATACGTTTGCTCCCGCTAAATTAAAAAGTCTAAAACTTACATTAGCTTTGTCTATCGTGTTAAATACTTCTGTTGTTATTATATAGTAATTCATATTATTTTGCTTCTATATTTGAATCTCCACTAATTGCAAATGCTTCTGTTCCTGCAATTTGACCAGTTCCATCATCTTGAAATGGCCACCAGCCAACACAGTTTGCGTACGCTGAGTGTGTGCCAACGTGTAGCGGTGCTCCACTATTATATAATTCGCTTACTTCGCTAGCGCTAAGTGTTTTATTCCAAATCGTAAGTCCCATGTATTTTGTTTCGGTATTGTTACCAATGTTATCACCATCTTGAACTCTACCACCTAAAGATATCGCTTTATCTGTAGAAGTGCCCATACTAACCGTGCCAGCTAAACCACCTGACTCACCGCCTCCGTAATAACCATACCCACAATCAGTGCCATTCCAATATAATTTCATGTTTGAAGCGTGCGCGTTATTAGAAGTTCCTTTTGTTAAAGTTATTAAAGTATAGTTGTCATTACCAACATTACCTCTATTTGAAGAATCCCATCCGTTACCATCTCCAAGGCCAGAAGCGTTAAGCATATCTCTAAAATCTCGACTTCCACCTGGATCTAAATTTTGAGAATGCCAAAAATTTTGATGATAATTACCAGAAGAAGAACCAAAACGCACCCAAACTCTATTATGAGGTTCGTAATAGTAAATTAAAAATTCATCATCAAGATAAGCAGTTGCATCGTGATCTTCCATGTGGAATAAAACAATTGTACTATTATCATTGCTATCCCACCCAGGCTTAATCCAAAAAGAAATACTAACAGCATCATCATGATCAAACTTAAAATCTCCATTAGAATCAGCTAAAAATATACCGTGTGATTGATCACCTGGTGCTGTTATAGATCTTGATACAGCGTTTTTATTATGAAAATTACCTGTATCACTAACTTTTTTAGTGTTAACTTTGGTTACACCACTATACTTAGCTATATTAGCGTACGCTAAACCGTTTATTTTAGTTATTAATCCCATGCGTTATTTTTATTATGAAATTTCTACAAATGTATTGTCTGGGTTGAACCATATCTGTCCGTTACTAGAATCTAAGCAGTAACCGATAACTCTAACAATATCACCGGTACCACTAGGTGCTGTAGAAGAAGCTTGTCCAGCTGTAGTTGATAAATATAGTATATCACCAATAGTACCTGGGTCATGGCTTAAAGTAACCATACCCCTTAGCAATATACCAGTTTCAACTACATTCGGTCCTAGCGCAACACCTATTAATCCACTTGCAGTTGAAGCAGCATCCGCATCGGTAGCTGCCCAAGCAGTACCATTATAATATACTATAGATCCTGTAACCAGTTCTTCTGTAGGGCCAAAATACACAACATCTCCATCGTGAGTACCATCAGTAGTGCCAGGTACGTCAAATTTACGCCTTCCTAAAACCGCACCTTTATTTCCAGCAAATCCACTAAGCGTAAAATCAGTGTTGCTAAACATATTAACAGTACCGGTTCCTAAAGCTAAATCATAGTTGTTATCACCTCCTGCTGCTATTGAATATATACCGTAATTAGTTACTGCGCCACCAGTGTTTGCAAAGTTAGTTTCTACAGCAATTCCATATGCGGTAACCGTACCAACATTTGTTGCAGAATCATCTAGATCGATATGTATACCGTATAAACCTGCTGTTTTACCAGAGGCAGTAATACCTGATTTGTTAACGTCTAAAAAAGCCCCTTTAAACGTGCTAGTACCAGTGCCTGCAAAAGTACCATCAAAATCTATTAAATTATTACTAGTGCCATCTACTGGAGTTGCTTGCGCAACAAACTTTGCTAAACTACCTGTTGTTAAAGTTACGCTTCTTACGTTTAATAAATCCCCCGTGTCGTTATTACCGTTTAAATTTAAACCTACTTGATCAGCGTCTAAATTATTTATAAGTACGGCGGCCGCTGCACCATCACTTGGATTTTCTATAAAAAGCTGCCCCCAACTTTTTGTCGCTGTTCCTAATGTCCCTTGCTGATCCGCTCTAGGGACTATACTTTTTGTATCGCCTAATGCCATATTTTTTTATTTTTTATTTGTTTATGCTTTTG